ACCTTATCTTCCACAAAGTTGCGTAAATCTTCATAAGGTTTACCATGCATCATGGGAATAAAATCACTATCAGTCAAACCTTTATATCGAATGTATGGTTTCATACCATCATATTGTGATACAGTCTTAGAACTTCCGTACAAACTGGTAGTCTCAAACAGACATAGATTCATACCATACTTTTTGTTTGCAATCTCACGGACCTCATGCGAGGTACATATACCTGCAAGTAACTTTCCGCCAAGGTAATTGAAACCGAAAGGTTGCGCTGGTACAATCACAAAACCCATCATTGTAGACCCATTGAATCGTTTGGACCATTCCGGTTTCTGTGTAAACACTTGGCCAAGCATTTCATTGCGTGGTTTCATGTTGATTACAGGTGAACCTAATCGAATGAATCCAACGAACTTTCCTGTGTTCTTCTCTTTGACGGCCAATCTTATCTGACGGCCGACTGGTGAAATGTTGATATGTGAACTGGTAATATTGAGTAATGTTTCCCAAGTCTCTTGTGGTATTTCTAGTACTTCAAAATCCATATCATTTGGATGCATTGTGAAGTCTGAGAATAAATCATCTTCTAATGGAAACAAAGGATTGGAAGATAGACCAGACAAAGATGCCAATTTTTGGTCACGCATATAATCATCGACACGATGAAAGTTACCAAAGTAATCTTGAAATACTTTGGCACAATGTAATGCATCATCTTTGGTTAAATTCATACTTTAAATCCATCAAATGATTTCTTTTGTGGTTTTTCTCTGTTGCCAAATGTGTTGAGTGGTTTATCTGGTTGACCGGAATCAGTGATGCCATTTTGACCAGATTGATCCACATCATACAGGCGCATCTTCGCTCTGTCAATACCCAAGGTAAATCTCTTGTACATTGTTGGATCAGAGTAACGATTCTTCAACTGTTTGACCATAATCTGACCAAGTTCCTCCAATTCTTCGGAAGAAATCAAAGCAAACATCAAGTCTGCGGTTGCTGGCAGACCAAAACTCTCACTTGTGTCCTCAAGTCCTGGGTCGGATGAAGTAAAACCACTTCTTGTTGTTTGTGTTGCAGATACAATTGGTACTCCGTGTTCAACGGCAAGACCTCGCAATTCCTCGGCAATAGCTTTAACATAGGTGTAACTGTTGACAGTAGCGCCAGCTTTAATTCTAGCACTGCAACAAATGTTAAGATAATCAATAAAGATAATATCAGGAACAAAAGATTTTTTAAGACTGAGCTCGTTGAGTAGGGTGCGAAAATGAGTGGTGCTCGCAGATGCTGTAGGATACTCTTTAATGATGAGTTTTCCAACAGTTTTTTCACGGAGCTTAGCAATCTTCTTATCATACATTTCTTTCGGTAAATTTACTAGATCATCAACCGTAACATTCAATAGATTTGCATCTATTCTTTCTGCAATCTTTTCTTCAGCCATTTCAAGGGTAATGTAAAGTACATTCTTACCTTGTACCATACAGCCCGCAGCCACATGGCACATGAACAAACTTTTTCCCACGCCAGTTCCGGCAAGAGCAATATTAAGCGTTTTAGTAGGTAGACCACCTTTTGTGATCTTGTTAAAGAAATCCAAATCAAAGGGGATTCGTTCTTCTTTACGGTGGTAGAATTCATATCGTTCTTCCGAGTTTTCTAGATAGTCATGGCCAACTGAATTGTCGAAACTTACAGCCAGAGCGTCCGATAATACCTTGGGAATCGCACCTTTGTCTTGGGTCTTGTCTTTCCCGTCAAGTATGGAAATAGCCCCAAGTACTGCATTGTATATCGCTTTCTCTTGGCAGAATTGTTCGGTTTTGTCAGTAAGCCATTGAACCTTGGATTCTTCATCCTTAGTTTTTGCAATTTCTTGGAGATAAGTTTCACACTTCTCCACTTCATCATCTGTGAGGTTACGCCTCTCTTTGACGGCCAATACAAGCGCTTCAATCGTTGGTGAAGAATTGTAAGTTTCTGTGAACGATGCAATTTCATGGTATAATGTCTTATCTGTTCTGTCTGTAAAATATTCCGATTTTAAGAATGGCAAAACCTTGCGTAGATATTCTTCATTATAAATTAGATTCTTTAAGATCGTCTGTTCCAGTTTCATCAACCACTTCCTGTTCCATGTTAGATGACATTATTTCTACCAATAAGTCACCAATATAATTTTTAAAGTCGCCATCTTTTTCCAGTTTGGCTGGCTTCTTGACTGTCGATTCTAACACATCGTAAGCAAAAAGTAAATAGACTTGTTCATTTTCTTCTTTGAACTTTACCTTACCATACTTGAAGATGGTATCTTTGTATGGTCCATCCAAAAATTTAATATGAACGGAAGACTTGTCATCTTTTGGATAGATGAAGCAATAATCAATACCTTCTATCATCATGCACCATTCATAGTTTCAACATCGAATGTTTCGTCAATGTTGCTTGTCATAATTTCACCGGCTGCTACACGATATTTGTTCTCAACAAAATCACGGAAAGATTTCTGTTTAAGAATAGACATCCAGAAATCTTTAGTGTCAGTTTCTTTTTCACGGTAATTCTTTTCTTCAATCACACCGTCAGAATCAACACGTTGGTACCAACCATTCTTTGGTTTGACCACATGCTTGGATTCCAAAGCAAGGTCGAGCAAACCAGACCAAGTGCTAATACCACCGTCAAAAGATACGCTAACAGGTATCTTAGATTTTTCTTTGACATATCTACTTTTCTCTACGTTAATAATAAAATTGTAACCGGTAACTTCTGTACCGTCTTTTTCTTGTTGGCGACCGATGATGAAAATATTATCAGCAGAGTAGTATGAACCAGTACCACCACCAACGATTGCTTTCGGGAACATTCCAATTTCCATGTATGTGTGATTAACAACAACCATTGGAATATCTTTTAAAGACAAGTGTGGTGTTACCATACGGAACAAAGACTTGACTTGTTTTGCTCTAGACATATCAGCAACTGATTTTTCAGCCAAAGCATCTTCAACTTCTTTCTTTGATGCTAAGTTGCCAATTGAATCAATGACGATAATCAATTTATCACCACGCTCAAGTTGTGTCAATTGAGCCATTATGTCGAACTTGAGTTGTTCAATATCTGTAAGAGGAGTATGGAGCACCCGCTCTGTGTCAATACCAAAACTGTCAAAATAAGACTGCGGAGTACCAAACTCTGAATCGTAGAATAGGAGTGCTGCATCTGGATATTTATCCAAGTAAGATTTGGCCATCAATAAACTGAATGCTGTCTTAAAGTGTTTGGATGGACCTGCCCACATTGTAAGACCTGGTGTTAGACCACCATCTAACTTACCAGAAAGTGCCACGTTAATGATTGGCACTGCGGTTGGAATCATATCCTTCTCATTGAAGAATTTTGATTTAGCCAAGATAGCAGAATCTTTGATACTACTATTCTTTTTAATTTTATCTAATATACTCATATTTCATCCTTTAAAATTTACCAGCATCACGAACTTCTTTTTCCTTAAAAGAATACGGTTCATCATAATCATACTTAGGTTCCAATTTTTTCACAGGTTCTTCTACTGGTATATGATGTTCTTCATACATAACAGAATTTCGTGTGTTGTGAGTTTCAATTGTTACCTTTTCATGTGTAATTGGCGGTATGGTTTCACCAGTTATATCATCAATCACAATCATATTATCTTTTTTAACTTCTACAGTATCTTCTCTTTTTGCAACCATCGGTTTCAAATTCTCAAAGTGTTTGAATGGTTGTTTCAGGTATGCATAAGGATCAACCGGTTTTTCAACATGTACAACTTCAGGTATTACATCATCAACTTGTTTGGCATCTTCATCCAATTTTCTCGCATTTTCTTTTGCACGTTTGAAGAATGCCTCAACATCATCAAGGCCTTCTTTTTGTTTCATCGACATGTTATATGCGATTAACAATAGAATTGCTAATGGATCGAATACAACAATAATCAACATGATTACCATTCTTACCGCTTTGTCGATAACATCACCAGTAGTCTCTGAACCATACGCCAAGGCCGCAATGTATTTGATTGGACCGATATCCGCTTCAACCTTTTTAAGCTCTGTAGATAGAGGCGCACGTTCCTCGGAGTATTTGGCAATGACGCTTTGCGACTGTTGAATTTCTTGTAGTATTCTAGTCCTATCTTTTTGTTGGGAACGGCGTATTGATTGCGCCGTAGCGGCACCTTTTTCATCTGTTGAGCGACCCATAGTTTGGTCCACAACCTCATCATACTGTTTAATTGCCTTGCGGTTTGCCTCGACATTTTCCTTCTCCGTTTTAATCTTCTCATCTAGCAAGGCAATCTTATCCACAAGTGGTGCATTATCTGCTGAATGTTCCAAGTGTGCCTTTGATAAGAAACCAAAGATACCCATTGAAGTAATCAACATTAAAATGATAACTGCTATCGACAAATACGATTTAATAAGAAAAGGACATTGTTTCCAGTTATTATATAACCATGATACTGTTACAAGTTTCGAAGCTTCAAGAACCGAACCCATAAAAACAATTGGCCAAAATGAACCAGGAAAAATTTGTGCTAAACCAACAACCGAATAGTATGCAGAAACACCAGATAAA